GGCTTCCTCACCACGCAGCGTGTGGACGGCCGTCTGATCCTGCCGGAATCCGTCAAGGTTCTCAAGATGGCTGGAACAAAGGCTACTACGACTGGCGGTAACACCGGCGGCGGTGCAGGCGGCAACGGCTGATGAACGGAGGGCAGATAAGTGACTCTGATCTCACTGCCTGAAACAAAAAACTATCTCCGTGTAGATCATTGCGAGGATGACAAGCTCATCCTCACTCTGATCGATACGGCACAGCGGCTCGTGATGGATGTGGGGCGCATGACCGAAAAGCAGCTCGCGGAAAATGAGGAAACCTCCCGGCAGGCTATGCTGTATACTGTTTCTTACCTCTATGAGAACCGCAACGGTGCTGACTACCACAAGCTGACGCTGACACTCCGGTCGCTGTTATTTGCGCAGCGTGAAGGGGTGATCTGATGGAGATCGGAATGCTGAATCAGCGGATCGCTGTCCTTGAAAACCATGTCAAAAAGGATGCCATCGGCAATCACAAGGCTCAGTGGGAGGAAGTGTTCTCCCTCTGGGCTTCTGTGACTGTATCAAATACTGTCGGCGGTGCAGCTGAGGAGACAAACACCGGCGTGACCAGAGCAATTCAGAAAATTGAGGTCATTATCCGACAAACTCCGCAGACAAAAAGAATGTCCTCAACGCTTTATCGCATCCGCTTTGACGGTCTGGACTACGACATCAAAGGCATTATCCCGAATTACCAGACGCAGGACTATATGAAGCTGATCTGCGAATCCAGAAAGGCAGGTGCGAAGGATGACATCTATTGACGATCTGGCATCGGAGGTCATGAAAGGGCTGACGGAATACGCTGACCTTGTGGATACAGAAATGAAAAAGGCTGTGAAAAAGACAGCGACCGCAGTCAAGAACGAAATTTCCGCCAATGCACCCGTAAAAAGCGGGCGGTATAAGAAAAGCTGGGTCACCAAGAAAACAAAAGAGAACAGCCATACACTTGAAATGGCAGTGCATTCCAAGAACCGCTATCAGATCGCACATCTGCTGGAACACGGTCATGCGAAAAGGGGCGGCGGCAGAGTTGCGGCTATCCCGCATATCGCTCCTGCTGAACAGCATGGCGAGGAAATGCTGGAAACCCTCATCGAAAAGGCACTGTCATGAGGTAACAATTATGTCCTATGAAGAAATCAATGAAATGATGCAGGAGATCGGGATGCCTTTTGCGTATCATCACTTCGCAGAGGGTGAAAGCCCTGATCCTCCGTTCACGCTGTTTTTATCACCCGGCGAGGACACTTTTTCCGCAGACAACCTGATGTACCACAGTTTCAAAGAACTGCACATTGAATTGTACACGGATGAAAAATCGCCAGACACGGAACAGCGTGTGGAGGAAGTCCTCTTGCAGCACAACATTTATTACACAAAATCAGAGGTATGGATAGAGTCTGAAAAGCTCTATGAAGTCCTCTATATCATGGAGGTATGAAAAAATGGCACTTCAGAAAAACAAAGTCAAGTTCGGTCTGAACAAGGTCCACTATGCGAAGATCACCGCATGGAGCGATGAGGGTGTGCCCACCTTTGCAACTCCGGTGCGCCTGCCCGGTGCGGTGTCGCTTTCTATCGATGCCAACGGCGAGAATGAGAACTTTTTTGCCGATAACGGCGTGTACTACGTCATCAACAACAATGCTGGCTACGAGGGCGACCTTGAGGTGGCGCTCATCACCACCGATTTCGCCACTACGATCCTCGGCGAGCAGCTCGACAGCAAGGGTGTTCTTGTGGAGCGTAACGATGCCGAGACCTCGCAGTTTGCACTGCTCTTCGAGTTCAACGGCGACAAGAACCACATCCGTCATGTGCTGTACTGCTGCTCGGCATCCCGTCCCTCGACCGAGAGTTCCACTACGGAGGAGTCCACTGAGGTCAAGACGGAGACTCTCTCGATGAAGGCAACGGCACTTCCTGACGGTCTGGTGAAGTCCAAGACCTGTGAAAGCACCGACCAGACCACCTATGACAACTGGTATAATGCGGTGTATATCCCGACCGCTGCGACCACAAACAACAGCACCGGCACACGTTCTGCATCTTCCACCAAGAGCAGCACTGCCGCATCCACTACAACTGACTGATTCGGAGGGTAAAGAATATGGCTATCAAGAAAATCATCACTGTTGACGGCATCGAGGTTCCTTTCAAGGCGAGCGCAACCCTGCCTCGCCTGTACCGCGCCAAGTTCCGCAAGGACATCTTCAAGGATTTCGCCGCACTGAAGGACTCTGTGGACGAGAGCGATGAGCAGGATTCCGGTCTCGGCATCGAGAGCCTTGAGGTCTTCGAGAATATCGCATGGACGATGGCGAAGCACGCCGATCCGGAGAACGTTCCCGACAGCCCGGACGACTGGCTCGAACAGTTCAACTGCTTCTCGATCTATGAGGTGCTGCCGCAGCTTTTCGAGCTGTGGGGCATGAATCTGGAGACACAGGCAGAGTCAAAAAAAAATCTCGCCCAGTTGACCGCGAGATGACAACGCCGCTGTTCCTCCTCCGATGTGTGCAGATCGGGCTGACACTCTCCGACCTTGATCTGCTCACCATCGGAATGGTCAACGAAATGTTTATCGAAAGGGACAATGATGAAGCGACTTACAGCTACAAAGCGACTCAAATCGACATGGATAAATTTTGAACCGTTCAGCAGTCTGCTGCGGATACTCCTCGGACTTTCAATTTACTCCTTCGGTGTATATCTGACCATCTATGTCAATATTGGGCTTGCACCGTGGGACTGTCTCGCTGTGGGGATATCCCGTCATGCACCGCTGAATTATGGCAGTGCTATGGTGGCGATATCTCTCACGGCGGTTATATTACAGCTACTCTTGCGTGAGCGTATCGGATTTGCAGCGTTGCTTGACGCCGTTATCACCGGGAATCTGACACAGCTTTTCTATCATATTTCTCCCTATCCCGAAAACCACAGCCTTTGGCTCGGAATCGTATATATGCTGTTCGGCTTCCTGTTTATTGCTCTGGGAATGTATGTATATATGAAGGCGCAACAGGGCTACGGTCCGAAGGATGGGCTACTCATAGCAATCGGGAAACGGCTGCCTAAGATACCCATAGGTGTGGTTGAGATACTGCTGTTTGCCTTCGTTACACTGATCGGTTGGCTGCTCGGCGGCGCTGTAGGTATCGGTACACTCATTTCTATCTTCGGTGCGGGTGCTGTGATGCATCTGTTTTATATGCTCATTCATTTCGAGCCGAGGGCATTGCACCACAAAAGTATATCCGAAACACTGCGCGGGAGATAGCATTATTATACACCAGCGCATAGGCTTTGTCCACCTACCACAGTTGGTATTCACTGAATTCCGTGTGTAACACGATCCTCGACCTCAGCTCTTTTGCCGTTATTGAAACGGTCGAGAGAGCCTACGAGGTAGCCGGTAATGCGGCGGACTCTGTCAAACGGGATATCTGCAAATTCGTATTTCAGGTCTACAAAGTCGCCGTCCGGTGTGATCGTCATTTTATTGATGATCTTATCCGGATACATTTCCTTTGCACGAGCGATATATGCGTCAATTTCCTGCTGCGGAATCTGCTGTCCGATTACTTCTACTTTCATTTTATATTCACCTACAAGTTCAATTTATTCATAGAAAGTCCCCACCGGGGGTACAGAGGTGGTAGCATCGCCCGGCAGGGACTATATCTATTATAATGTATACCTCGGAAAAAGTCAACTGAAAATGGGAGGTGTTTCTATGGATGAAATCTGGAAACCAATCCCCGGATATGAAGGATATTATGAGGCGAGTAGCTGTGGGAGAATCAGGAGTGTTGAACGCTATACCAGAAACAGGTGGGGTGGGTACACGCATCGAAAAGCGCAGCTAATGAAGTGCCGAATAGTAGCAAACGGCTACGCTCATGTAAAGCTGACTAAAAACGGGCAAAGCGCGGAACCGTTAGTTCACAGGCTGATTGCAGATTCTTTTTTACCGAATCCCACCGATTTACCACAGGTTAATCATATCGATGGTAATAAAACAAATAATGCTGTTTCAAATCTTGAATGGTGTACTGGATCTGACAATCAGCTTCACAACCGACGAATATTGAAAAGAATATGCGGAAAGAAGCATAAACCTGTTATTTGTCTGGAAACTGGAATTTGCTATGAAACTGCACACCATGCCGCCCGCGATATGGGGCTAAATCCTGCTGGCATTTACTATGTATGCAAAGGCAAAAACAAGCATACTCATGGACTTCATTTCTCATATATCTAGCCATAGACTGGGGGGTGATGCTATATGGCAGGCAGAATTAAAGGGATCACAGTTGAAATCAATGGTAACACAACCGGTCTGCAAAAAGCCTTACAGAACGTAGATAAGAACATCAAGAACACGCAGACACAGCTCAAAGACGTCGAAAAGCTGCTGAAGCTCGATCCGAAAAATACAGAGCTGCTTGCTCAGAAGCAAAAGCTCCTCGGAGATGCTGTCAAAAGTACAAAGGAACGACTGGATACCCTGAAAAAAGCCAGCGAGGAAGCCGCCAAAACCAAAGACAACTATGATGCTTGGAAGGCAAAATACGATCCGATCAAACAGAAGATCGGTGAGACCGAAAACAAGCTGAAAGAGCTGAAGGAACAGGCGAAAACCGCTGATGAACAGCTTTCAAAGGGTGAGGTCTCGCAGGAGAAATATGATGCCTTGCAGCGTGAGATCAAGGAAACATCTGACGAGCTGACATCTTTGAAGCAGTCCGCTAAGGATGTATCCGATGAGTTTGGCAACCCGATCAGCCCGGAGCAATACGATGCCCTTCAGCGTGAGATCATCGAGACCGAGCAGGAGCTTCAGAATTTGCAAACGGAGGCAACCAAATCCCAAGAGGCTCTTGTGAAAATCGGTCAGGCGGGAGAAACGCTCGAAAAGGTCGGCGGCAAAATCGCCGATGTGGGCGAGACACTGACTACCCATGTGACTGTACCTGTTCTCGCCGCCGGTACTGCCGCTGTGAAAACGGCATCGGATTTTGATACTGCCATGAGCAAGGTCGCCGCTGTATCCGGTGCGACCGGTGATGAGCTGCAAGACCTGAGAGATAAAGCCCGTGAAATGGGCTCCAAGACAAAATTCTCCGCATCCGAAGCCGCAGAAGCCATGAACTATATGGCGATGGCAGGCTGGAAAACTGGAGATATGCTTGACGGTATTGAGGGTATCATGAACCTTGCGGCGGCGAGTGGAGAAGATCTCGCAACCACATCGGATATCGTCACGGACGCTCTGACCGCTTTCGGACTGACAGCCGCTGATTCCGGACACTTTGCTGACGTACTTGCAGCAGCATCGTCCAACGCCAATACCAATGTGTCCATGATGGGTGAAACCTTTAAGTATTGTGCGCCTGTTGCCGGTGCTTTGGGGTTCTCCTGTGAGGATACTGCCGAGGCGATCGGTCTCATGGCGAACAGCGGTATCAAGGGTTCACAGGCAGGTACGGCGCTCCGTTCTATGATGAATGCGCTTGCCGGAGAGGTAAAATTCTGCGGTGATTCCTTCGGAGAGATCGAGATCGCTACTACCAATGCAGACGGCTCGATGCGTGATCTGAACGATATCCTTGCAGACTGCCGGGTGGCATTCTCACAGATGTCGGAATCGGAACAAGCATCTGCGGCACAAGCACTTGTCGGCAAAAATGCAATGTCCGGTTTTCTTGCAGTTATGAACGCCGCACCCTCAGATATTGAGAAGCTGAACAGTGCGATCAGCACTTGTTCCGATGAAGTGGACGGCTACAACGGCGTTACCGAAAAAATGGCCGCTGTCATGCAGGACAACCTCGGCGGTCAGCTCACCATCCTGAAATCGCAGCTTGAAGAATTAGCCATTTCCTTCGGTGAAATTCTTATGCCTGCGATCCGTGCTATCGTTAGCAAAATTCAAGCTCTGGTAGATAAGCTGAATCAAATGGATCTGGCGACCAAAGAAACGATCGTCAAAATCGCTCTGGTAGCCGCTGCACTGGGTCCGCTTTTAGTCGTTGTCGGCAAAACAATGGTCACAGTCGGCAAGCTCATGCAGTTCATTTCCAATCTGCCGACCATTATTGCAGGTGCAAAGGCGGCATTCAGTTCGTTCGGTGCTGCTATCGGCGGTATCTCTGCGCCCGTGGTCGCTGTCATTGCGGTTATCGCTGCTTTGGTAGCGGCTTTCGTACACCTGTGGAAAACAAATGATGAATTCAGAGCGAAAATCACGGCGACCTGGGAGCAGATCAAGGGTATTTTTCAGGGCTTCTGTCAGGGCATCGTAGACCGTCTCAACGCTTTAGGCTTCGACTTTGAGAACATCGGCGAGGTCATTAAAGCTGTATGGGAAGGACTGTGCAATTTTCTTGCGCCGATTTTTGAGGGCGTATTTCAGCAGATTGCTAACATCTTCAAGGCGGTAACGGATATCCTACTGAATGTGTTGGACATTTTTATCGGTATCTTCACGGGTGACTGGGAAAAAGTCTGGAATGGCATCAAGGGTATTTTTGTAGCGGTATGGAACTTCCTGAAAGACACGCTCCAAAACTATATGAATGTGCTGTGTAACATTTTCGGCACAAGCCTTGACGAAGTGAAAGAGTTCTGGGTGAATGTCTGGAATGCAATCAAGAACTTTTTTGTCGGTATCTGGAACGGTATCAAAAACTTCTTTACAGGTGTCGTAAATGGCATTGCAACATTTTTCACCAACATCTGGACAGGCATCAAGAACTTTTTTGTCGGCATCTGGACGGCAATTTATAACGATGTAACCACAAAAATCAATCTCATCAAGACCGTCATTGAGACTGTGTGGAACGCCATCCATACAGCAATCACAACAGTCATGAACGCCATCTGGTCAGTCATTACGACTGTATGGCAGACGATCTATGACATTATCTCTCCGCTGCTCGAAGCATTCCGTTATCTGTTCGAGACCATTTTTCAGGCAATTCAGATTCTCATCGGCATGGCAATGGACTGGATTCACGAGAAAATCACTGCTATCTGGAATGCCATTGTAGCCTTCTTGACTCCCATTTTGGAGAGTATCCGCGACTTCTTCCAGACCATTTGGGATGCGATCTGCACTACGATCAGTACTGTGCTTGATACGATCAAAAGCGTGATAGAGACTGTGTGGAATGCAATTTCCGGCTTTATCAGCACGATTCTGAACGCGATCTGGTCTGTGGTATCTTCCATCTGGAACAGCATCAGCGCACACATTTCGGCTGTGCTGAATGCGATTCATGCTGTGGTAAGCAGCGTATGGAACGCTATCTCCGGATTCATCAGCAGCGTCCTGAACACAATTTTTGCGACAGTCGCAAATATCTGGAACAGCATCAAGACGACCATCACAACCGTCATGAACGCCATCAAAACAACAGTCTCGAATATCTGGGAGAACGTGAAATCCGCTGTATCTCAGAAGATCACTGCGATCAAAACAACGATTGTCAATGGCTTTAATGCGGCGGTCAGCTTCATCAAGAACCTTGCATCTGAGGCTTTCTCTTGGGGCGCTGACATCATCAACGGCATTGTGAACGGTATCAAGAGCTGTATCAACAAGGTATCCGATGCGGTCAAGGGTGTGGCTGACAAGATCAAGTCTTTCCTTCACTTCTCTGTACCTGACGAGGGACCTCTTGCGGATTTCGAGTCCTGGATGCCGGACTTCATGCAGGGACTTGCGGACGGAATCAACGCAAATACCAATGTTGTGGGCGATGCCGTCAACAACTTTGCCGGAGGTCTTGCTGAGAAGATCAGCAGCGTGATCCAGAATGCACTGTCCACTGTGGTAACCTCAGTGCAGGGCTTCATGACGCAGGTGTTCGATACCGTGAAAACGGTCTGGGCAAACGCCAATGCCGCAATTGATGCAACGATGTCGCAGATCAGCAGCGATGTATCGTCCGGCTGGAAAGCGGTTGTGGCTACAATTAAAAACGCCCTTGACAACATCAAGAGCGTGGTGACGACAACGTGGAGGGCTGTATTTTCTGTGATTGATTCTGCTCTGAGCGGAATCAAAAAGATCATCACTGCTGTATGGGCGGCACTGAAAAATCTGATCCAGACCGGACAGCTTGACATCAAAAATGTGATCTCTACAACATGGAACGCTGCGAAGGATGTGGTAAACACAGCCCTGAACGGTATAAAATCCGTGGTGCAGTCTGTGTGGAATGCGATGCCGGATATCGTGAGAAACCCGATGAATCAGCTAAAGGAGGCTGTGCTTTCTATCTGGGATAATATCCGGAACGGTATCAGTGATCGGCTTGGCGGTGTGCGTGATGCAGTCAACAATGCAATGAGGGCTGTCTATGATGCGGTCATTGACAAGGTCAACAGCTCGTGGTCATGGGGACGTGACCTCATGCAGAACCTCATCAACGGTCTGAACTATATGCTCGGCAATCTCATCAATACTGTTGCGGACGTAGCACGGGCGATCAGCGATTATCTGCACTTCTCTGTTCCCGACAAGGGACCGCTGACATCTTTTGAATCTTGGATGCCCGACTTCATGAAGGGGCTTGCACAGGGCATCAACAAGAGCAAAAAATATGTCGAGAAGGCAATTTCCGGTGTTGCGGATGCAATGACTATTGCGATGAATTCCGATTTCAATGTGGATATGTCCGGTGTGGCTGGTGCAATGGTAGGCGCAGGCAGTATGACCGTAGTCAACAACTACAACAACGACAACAGCCGCACAGTGAATCAGACCAATAATAGTCCGAAATCACTGTCACGGCTGGAGATCTATCGTCAGACGCGCAATGCGCTGAATGTGTAATGGGGTGGGAGTGATCCTGCCCTGTACATACCGCTCTTATCAACGGCACTCCGTCATATAGGTGTTATAAATACCGGAGCTGAGCAACTCAAGCTGATGAAACAACTCCCTGATCTTTGGATTGTCAGAACAGCGCAGATATTTCAAAGACCATATATCCCGGAAGATGTCATAATTCTTATGATAATTCTCAACGGGGTTCCCGTACTTAGAAAGCGCACTCATGTGTTTTTGCAGCTTGCTGATGATCTTATTCTGATCTTCACGGGTGCCGCCGCTTTTGCTCTT